TGATTGGTTAATGCTGATCCACCACTACCAGCTGAGAAGGGACCACTAAAGGCCAATTCTAGACTGGAATCAGTTGTACCAGTAACTACAGTGCTAGCTATAGGTACATAGATTGTTGTGGACAATGGTACTTGTTGCTCACGTCGAGAAACATGCATTGTCATACATGTTCGATTGTTTGAATGAACATTCAAATGAACCATCATAGAACCACGATAACCTAAATAACAAGGCAGCATACATACTAGTGGCGAATTTCTACCATAAGCATATTGAACTGAACCTGCAGTCACTGAATCTGCTACAGTACTAACCGATGGATCATACCCCACAGTGTGGGGCATCTTAGTGAAATCATAGGTTATTATTTGTGCTGTGGCAGTCGAATTGGTAGATAAAGATCTCAGAGGTAAAATACGAGTCAAATTAGTTCTGCGCAATAGCGGACGAATAGATCGTAAACTTTCACCTCCAAAAATGGAAGGTAAAAGACCATCATGAGATGTAGCTTTATCTTCAATAACACCAGATTGTAATTGAAATGTTGAGACTCGCTTATTATAAGTAGTCCCCCATGGTTCGCGTGGATTTGAAAACATCATATCCTCACCACCACGGACAAAAACCATAATAGAAGCATTAGCTGATCCAGTTGGACCAGTTAGATCATTCAAGATTCTTACCGTAAGTGACCCATTATCATTAATGGGTGAAACATAGGAATCAAATGTTGATGTTTGCCACTGCTCATCATATGGATTTCTAACAGTTAAGAATGCTTGAGCTTGAAGATAGGAAACACGAATTTCGACATCCATATCTGGAGCTAAATCAACAATCTTAGTGAAAGAGGTCTCGGTTGTACTTGCATTAGCAGCAAGATCCGTCAAAGGATCCCATGTTATGCGAAGTCGCCCCCGATGGTATTGTGTGCAAATAGCTTTAAAACGGAAGATTATATCTCCACGCCAGTAATTAAATAAATTTGCAACCATAGCCATTGGAGTTAAAGCTAGAGCGGAACCACCAGTAATAGTAGTTCCTACTTTAAGCATACTAGGATTGACCCGAGTCCAAAATAGAAGATCACCTGACGCGTCAGTTTCATCCCAATTAAAATAGGTAAGAAAACTTTCGCGCCCAACTAAGTACTTAATAGACATTTCATCAGCACCCTGTAATCCAACAGTGCGCGGATCAATTGTCAATTCGTTCTTAGGATCTAATGTCAACTTCTCAATTGGAGTACCAATTTCACTCGAAGAAAATGCGTGAAATGGTACTGATTTGAATGGTTGAACATTATTTATAACTGGTACATTGGTCCAGCCAAATAAAGCTGATATACCCGCCAATGCTTTGGCACCGTATTCAGTAGCTTTGGCAAAAACACCTATAACTGGTGCGTCAACAAGGTACCCAGCAATATCGGCAACTGTAGAAGCAACCTTTTGCACGGGACCTTGAGTGTATTCAGAAGTTGCTGATGTAGCAGGTTTACGCCTGCCGGATTGCAATTCATAAGTGGGACCAGAGATTTTTACATCCGTGGCCCAACCATAAATTTGCATATCAACACCAGCAGCCGAAACTCCATTGGCATTAGCTAAAGGAACAACTTCTTGGAAGTCTAAACGACCCATATTCGTCAATGCAGTGGTGTCAGTCAAAGGCAACCAATTATCAAAATAGAAAAATGGAAGGACTAAATCACCACCGGTATTATTCTGAGGCAAAACCCAGAAATGTGGACGTTGAGATCGTCGAACCCATGAACAAGCAGTTTGAGTTGTCCCGTTAAGGATACCAAAGCTAATCAATGGGCGATACGAAACTAATTTGGCACCATAATAAAATGGTGATGCATTAATTACTAACTTAATGTGTAGATTGCAATTAATAAAAGCATAATTGTCAATCTTCTTTTTAATAACGGTATTTGTAAAAAACAAATGCCAAGGTGAAATTGATGCGTCCAATAGAGGAGAGCCTTCTACCCATCTTCGAGATGCAAGAAGAACTGGTCGCTCTAAAAACGTGGCCAAATCAGCATTAGCAATATGATCATTCGTAAACGTAGGATCCGACACAGATTCAAAAATTTGTTCTGTAGTAGGAGTATCTTCCACGAATGTCACAATTTGCTGTTGATTTGTAGATTGAGAAGCACCATCAGATAATATCTGGGGTACTACATCATTGTTTCCAGCATTGGATACTGCTGGGGTATTTAAAATATTAGTTTCAGAGGAACGTTATTTAATACAATTTGAAACTGGTTCCATCGTTTCAATTGCTTGCAGATATATATTTCACATAACTTCGAGGGACACTCGAAAAAGTGTGTAAGAAAAATATAAACAGATCTAAAAAGACCACACACTCTCATTATAAATACAGTCCACCCTTCCACCTTCTGCTGGTGAAATTGGATGTTATTAATACAATGGGATAAAATTTGTTTAGGATTGCTCCAAAGCTGATTCATCATCAGCTTCTGCGGTACAGGAATTATTCCAGTACCGGTTGTGAAGTTCATCCCACGTTGGCATGTAACTTTCATATGGAGCTAACTCAGACATCTGATGTGTCTCGTATAGTTCCCTAAAAAGGTAATAGCGTTCGAAGAAGACTTCGGGTCCATAGAAGAAGTATTCGGATAATGCTACCCGCATAACTTCCATACTATGTTGTTTCATAGTTAATCCTTTGGATCTAACACATTTAGTTAGCATCTTTTCAATTGAACTATGGTCAAGCTGTGCAACAATAGTTCCTATAGTATCAATATATACAAAGCCTCTCTTAAGAAAGGAAGCTTCAGTAATGTTGATAAATGGAACTGATTTCGCTTCTTTATCAGCCATAGTATATCTGATACCACATTGTTTCAATGCTTCTTGAATTCCAGTGTGATTAAAGAAATCACATTTGGGAGAAACACCACAAATGTTATCATCACCATACGTCAACAAACTAACATATGTTCTGAAGGAACCGCTTTCAGCGGCTGGATTCAAAATATAGTAAGCATAACGCATGTATATACTATTAGCGATGGAATTAATAATAACAGTCAGTGGATGACCCGAAGGGTTACTACCATGAAATTGCACCACATCACCAAAATAATTGGTGATAGGAAATGCAACATCCTGACCTATTGCCTTAACGGCTAATAAAGCTTCCTGAGTATACCCAGCTTTTTCACACATTTTATATAAAATGTCAAACGCTAGGGAAATAACTGCAGGAGGCATAGTCTTATCAAAAGATCCATAATCACCGGCGATAATGCGTGACGTAGAGTATTTGGTTATATGTTCATATAAACCTTTCCACTCAGGCGACAAGGCATTTACACCGGGTGCAGCTTCAAAAACAAAGATATTTCTTTGCATGACGCGAACACATGATAAAAGGTATTTGCGCACCAATATGGTGAAATCCATAGGTGCACTAGAAAATACCCGGGTTTTACCGGATATAGTTTTAGCTAGGGAAACAGGCTCATCCTTCAATTGTGCATTGAATATGGGCATAGCTCGTTTACCTGAGCGTAGGCGTTCATCCAATATATCAAGTCGTTTGAGAATTTCCTCATTAACTTGAACAGGATGTTGTAAACCTTCTACTTCTGGTAGGAATTCTAGGAAGCGCTCTTTAGGAGCACACCAAGGAAAACCTGCAGAAGTTTTACGGTTCATTTTATCAACATACTTAACCCCAGCAGCGCCATTTATGGCAGTGAATAGGTCATATTCTTGAATAAGACCCCATTCAGCATGGGGAAGTTCATTAACAATGTCATTCCAATATGCATCCGCACATCTTTTAAGGATGTGGTAACTCATATTAGTGTTAGTATTGACACAATCCAGGAGAGCAATTCTCTTGGGACGCCAATCGCGGCCCATAACAGGCTTACCACACTTAACATGTATCGGTAAAGAAGTTCCACTCGTAAGCTGAACTACGTCAGCACAAATAAGAGTATCAACTACTTTTGATGCATTAATATTACGGTCACCAATACTACCATAGATCTCACAATCACCTTCACGAATCCAATGTAATGGACTCTTAGGATGGAGTGGACCTAATGATCGCACAGGTGCAGAATCACTATTGAAGATAACCTCACTCGGTTCAATTTGAGGACCAAAATGAGCTAGAGCAGCATCAACCCACTTTCGTAGAATTGGGGCAGCTCCAACTTCAACAGAATCTACTGAATACTTGGATAACATGTGAATACCTCCAACGGCATAACCACTATTGGCTATGTCCAAAATTAAAGGTGATCCACACTCTCCAGCGCAAAATCTTTCTACAGATTTTGACAAGTACAGGTCCAATTTAATATTATTGGCACCTGCTTTAGGGTCCTCAATTTTCACTCCTTTATGGAGTTTTCCTGAGGTGATCACACGTGTCTCAATAGTTCGATCATCTTGACGCACTAAACACACTCCTGTATAGAAGTGTTGCAAGCAAGCATCTAAGAAATAATTTCGAATATTTTTGACTGGTGGTTGATTTGGCAACAACATGAAGCACAAATCATATTCAGGCATAGTGAATAATTGTATTTGATCAATACGTTCCATACGCGACGAAATAATTCCGTCCGTTTCAATAGAGCGCATTGGCATAATAGCAGTTATATCATTAAGCATAAAGTAATGATGATTTGTGACATACACTTGACCAGCTACACCTAAAATACGTCCTCGTAAAAATTCACCACTTTTGGTGAAAAATTTAGCATATAAAACGTTATTTTGAATATTAGCTGTAAAAAGATCCAACTTGGACGAAGTCCAGGAAGATATTTGAGGAGTAAGATCCATGGAGGACAAATTTATTTCCTCCTTTTTCCACGGATTTTCCTTCGTGTCAATTTCACCTTCAGGTTGCGGGCGTGAACCCGTTGAACCTTGTTCGGTGTATGTATGTCGATCCTTTCTTTTTCCGAATGAGCGATACAATGTAATACCGCCCATAATGGAAACTAGAATCGCAAGGGAACTTTTCCAATTACGTTCAAACCAACTCATACCACGCCATTTTGAGTAGCGCATACGAGTTTTCATGGTAAAAATTATTGTGTTTGTAAACAAACGTTCAAAATTAAAACCAGATACCCATTTGGGCGCCCAACTAAGTGAATATTTAAACATAATGTAATAAATATCTAATGTAAAATAGAACATTTTCCACCATATAGATTTTAAACATTCATCTTTTGCCTCATCACTTTGAAGGTGTCCATCACAATTTGTTTTAAAACAAATAGGACAAACTGCAATGGTTTTAATTGTAGCAGATTTGATAGGATCTTCAATGATCTCATCATCCTCCAACTTGCAAACGCAGGTCGGACGAAAACATGTTGTACACAAATCTAAAGTTGTTAACTTATCAGATTGTGACATCGCACGTTCTTGCTTCTTGAGATGTTGAATGACAGCTTTACAATAAAAAGCTATCATATCATCAATCTCAGTGAAAGTTGCAACAGTCTCAAATTTAGGACCACTCACCACATGTTGTGAGAGTGCATTCCTGTAATCCGGAACTGCTTTCTTAATAACAAAGGTCCATAAATTCAGAACTCCATCAGAAATGGGTATTTTGTCTGTATCTATGGTCTGACCAGTTGCGTCAGCATACTCTGATTTCGGAATCACATCCACAAACATGTGGAAGCGACGCAAATTTGCATATGTGTCATTCATGTACAAAGGTACATCTAAATGACATACATTGGTAGAACCAATTGTAAGTAAATTCTGTAATGGAATACGTCCTTTATCTTTCAAATCGGCTTGCTCTGTAATATATGGTGTGTTATTCTGTACACGCAAAAATGCAGTGATATCAGTAGGGACACCTTGTGCCACAGAGGCTTTGGTACCACCCACGTCATCGAAATTGATGCACCACATAGTGCTTCCAAATTTCGACCAATATTCATCATTTGGATTACGTGAGTAGTAGTGTTCATCATCAGCAGTCAAATTCAATTTGGGTTTATTATCCCAATCAATAGAATTAGCTGCAGAAGCGAACACTTGATAAAATAGGCGAGTTAAATAAGTCTTCAAAACACCTGAACGTCCGTGCAACACAATACCAAAAGGCATGGGTCGAGAACGCATAGTATATTTAGTAGAAGTTAATTCAACTCGAATATTCATTAATTCTGAATATGCTCTGGTAATGAGGTCAAGTTCACGTTTGTGAAGATTGCGCTTATTTTTAAGAAAAATATCGCCTTTCTCAATGAGACTATTGCAATCATTATTAATAATAGTGATGTCAATAGTGTCAGTGACGAAACCTGCAAGTACCAAAACTTGTGGGTCGTTAAAGAAATTAGCCTTAAGCTTTAAATCTTCAACTGCCTTTATCCATTCGGAGACATTGGTTTTCTCTCCAAAAAAGGCTTCCCAAGTGCCAGAAACACAGGCTTCATAGCCTTTGGTTCCGACAAAGAGAATATAGTCACACACGGAAAAGAAAAAGTCTACACCTCCTTTAAAGGGGCGTGTTTCTAGTTCTTTAACCATAGTGTTAACTTCAGGAAAATATTGAGCAATATCAATCTTCAATTTCGGTAGGAAGCCATAGGCCACCATACGAGCAAAGAGAGATTGAGTCTTTTTAATAAAAAGTGAATTCTCAACCATTTCCTTACCTTCAATAAAAGCCCGCAACCATTGTAAATAGTCTGGGGCTCCAGATTGTAGTGTATCCACTCCGGTCACTAGGGCTCCTAGTTCATGGATAAAATAACTAATTACTTTTACATAAAAATCTGAGTAAGAGTAACCTTGCATGCGAAAAAATCGCACGAAGCAATACTTGATGTGTAAATTACGTTTAGGACCATCTGCGGGAGTAACCGAGATGTCTTCAAGTAGACACATTACTGTTTCAGCGAAAACGGTAATTTGCTGAACTGTACGATCAGTCTCATTAAATAATTGAGCACTGCGTACAAAT